ATGACACACGAACAGGAAGCACTCATAATTTTACGCAATTGCCTAGAAACCGCTCAGGAATGCCAATGCACCGATCCACCGGAGACGAGGCCGGACGATGATGAACGAGGAAACGACCCCGACGACCCCGAATGCCATCAGCAGTTTTGTCCTGTCTACCTGCTGGCCGTGGTATTGGCCGGTCTGAGTGGGGGGGAGTTCCCCGCGTAACCCATGAATATCTGTTGTAGTTGTATTGTAGAGGATGACACGGTAATAGGCTTTTACGCCCGCCGCTATCGAAAAATGGAAGGAACATAATGGATTACGATAATTTCATAACAACATTTCGAGCAATGCAAAGCGATGTTCACCACTGCGCCGTAGATCATGGCTGGTGGGATATAGAGCGCAATGATGGCGAGATGATAGCCTTAATACACAGTGAACTGTCCGAGTCTCTTGAGTACATTCGGCACGGCAACCCGCCTGATGACCACTGCCCTGAGTTCAACGGCGCTGTGACGGAATTTGCCGACGTGATTATTCGTTGCATGGATATGTGCGAGGCGCGAGGCTGGCCCTTGGCAGAGGCTATTCTTGCCAAGCATGAGTACAATGTGAAGCGGGCTTACAAGCACGGAGGCAAAAAATTCTAATGCACGGGATACCCAAAATTCGCTTTGCGATTCACCGCATCCGGCTAGCGCTTGCCGATGGAAAATCGTTGACCGAAAAGGAAATCATCGCCGCTACGGATCTGGACCGCAACACGGTAACGCGCTGCCTGCGTGACCAGAATCAGTTCAATTTTATCGCCGACAAGCCAAAGCGCTACCTACTGAGAGTATCGGAGGAGCACCGATGACCACATCCGCCCACGGCGCCCGACGTGTCTACAACGGCGCTACACACGCGCCGAACGCCGAACGCCAAGAACCGTCAAGTCGGTTTAGCTATCGCGATTTGCATCCTGAGATGTATCGTGACAAGCCAGCTCCTGCAAAGCGTGTGTCGTACATCGAACCAGTCCGGCAATGGATCATCGACAATGGCCCGGCGACGGTACGTGAAATAGCGTCAGGGATCGGCGCCAGCGAAAGCGCAGTCGGCAACATTCTCAGCAAAGGTCTGCCTGGCATTGCCGTTGTTGGAACGCACTTGCCGGAAAAAGGAGCGCCGTCTAAAAAATGGGGGGTGGTGCTATGAAAAAATGTGACTGTGGTCACAAGGAGAAAACGATAGCGGCGATGAACAAACATCGCCGTGACTGCGATGCGTTTTGGCAATCCGTCTACGCAGAAATGAGACGGATTGCCATGCTGCTGTACCAGAAGCCCGCGCCAGTGTCGTGCAAGGAATGGACGGATTATCGTCATCCTCATTTTCCTGGCACGACAGCAATGACCACCGGCATGGGCAAAGCCTGGGCGGAAATCCAACTAGCGGCTGGCATGGGCATGGGGCAACATGGAGCGGCTAGCATAAAAATAAAAGGCCAACCGGCGCTAGCGCCCCTATCGCCGAAAAAACGTAGCGACAATCGACTTGACCTGGTGGCATTGCAAATGGACGTAGAAATTATGCCGCCAGAGGAATATGCAGCAATGATTTCTACCGAAGGACTGCCAATCTGCGAACGGTCGTACCGAGAGACCGGGCGCATGTGGGTGCGGTGAGGAGGTGGCACATGAGCGTAGGGTGTGGCAAAATTTGTTATGCCACGAGACAGGAGGCGCGTGTCGCCCTGGCCGCCATCCGCCGAAGAAGAAGACGCAGTCCAGAGAACAAATACTACTGGTGCGAGCGGTGCCAGGCATACCACACGACCAGCAGTAGGATGAAAGAGCGGTAAACACAGAAAGGCGGCCGGGGTTGAGCGTTGCGGCCGTCTTTCTAGACTAGATATGGAGTATCTGGTGCCGCAACATGCGGCCCCCACATTCTACCACGCCGCCGCCTCGTTTGTCAACGCCCCGCCCGCCGCTTATCGGTAAGGCACGCCGTAAGGTGAGACGGTAAAAATCGGTAAAAATCGGTAAAACTCGTTGAAAATTGATAGAATTGCCTATTGACTTCCACGTGGAAGCATGATATACTATAGGTAGGGAAGTGAAAAACGAGATAAGCGAAAGGGAAACAAAAATGAAAACCTTAGTAGAACGCAAACGTGAAGCCGATGGCAAGTTCGCCCTCCTGCTGGAATCGGAAACAGCGTGCCAACGTGACATGCGCCGGGAGTTGGTCAGACGTGAGCGGATGGAACAGGTGCGGCAGGAGAATCAAGAGATTGCCGCCCTGGGGTATGACCCCGCCGAAGTGTTCATCTAATCATCGCAGCCGGTAGCCCCGGCGCCTTTATCCCTACATCCCGGCGTGACAAGTGCCGGTATCGAAACGGAGAGTCAAAGGCGAAAAAGTGATTGAGAATGAAAGGAACAGATATGATTACTTTACGCAATATTCATACAGGAGACGTGTGTGTGCTCGAACTAGTTGAGTATAAGTTTACTTGGCAGCATGTTTGGATCGTCCGCTGGAATGGAGTGATTGAGACGTTATCAAGTGCGCAGGGTTGGACAAAAGCTAGTATGCAAGAGGCGAGATGACCCCCCTCGTCTACACCGGATTCAAGCCAACCACGCACTACTACGGTCTTGCGTGGTTGGGTGGCCGCAACCTAGCTCTAATCGGCGTCGAACTAGCGCCAGATGCGTTTGGATTCGTGTTGTTCGGTTTGTGGATAGGAGTTGTTAGGGATGGTTAAATCGCGCGCCGGCCAAAAGCAATATCCCGAAGCAAAGGCAGGTCGGGAAAAGCTGACCTTGGACTTCGGCAAGAGCGGGCCATACAAGCCCGCGCTACTGAGCATCGCCAAGGATCTGGGCTTTCGTTCCATCAGCGAATGGCTTGTCTGGATGGCTCAGAATCCAGGCGAGATAGTTGCGCAACTGATAAAAATTCGACCATAGTCGCACCCACGCCGCCCACATCGTAGAAAGGAGGTGCAAACATTCAATAAGGAGAGTGTAAAATGTTCATCGCCGTAATGTATCGTTTTCCTGCCACAGTTGGCGTGCTTGCGAAAGCGCTGCCACTGGCCGCCGCTTGTGTGTTGTCCGTGGTTGTCGCCAATCTCGTCGCCCCAATCCTACTGGCGTTCGTTGCTGCACTCTGTACTACAGTGTTCGCCGCTATTGCCACCGGCGCCGCCATGATTGCCCATGCTGCGCTATATGCCGCCACAATGGCGCTGTACGCCGCGGTGCTGGCCGTGGCGGTGAAACTGGTCACGCTACGTCGTCTCGTTGATTGGCGTTTGCTGTGGGCGCTGGGCAAAGGCGTGGCGCTGTTCAGCTTGCTGGTGGCGTGCGTCGTGTTAGCGCCCGTTGCGTTGGCCATGATTGCGCCGGCGGCGTGGGGCGTGGCCGGCGTGGTGGTGGCGGGCGTTGGAATGCTGAAAGTTATCTAAATTGATTGGAGTTAATATGTGGAAAAAAGTTAGCGAGGAATTGCCGCCGCCGCATGAACTCGTCTTGATCCAACTCGTTGGCGACGAGTATACAACTGGTTGGCACGCACCGCAGGCCAACAACGGCAACGGTGCATGGATGGGAATGGCGCTCAATCAATCGCCGCCACAGTATCGAATCGAAGACGACTTCGTTGAGAAGTGGTGCAAGATTGTGCGGCCATACGATGCGCCGGACGTTGACCACCTGCTGCGCGCCTTCTGGGCCATCCTGGAAGGCGCCTTGAAGCACAACGACGGCGCGCCGCTGTGGGCCAATAGCACCACGACGGCGTTTGAGGCGCTTGCCGAATTGGCGCACGACTACGCGCCCGATGTGGCAAGGGAGTTTCAGGAGCGACTAGACAGCGATTGGTAGGTCGTAACGCCACGATTTGCACCGTGGCGTTACTCTTCACAGCGGCTGATGAAGATTGCCCAATACCACCGAAATTCCCCCGGACCCTCGCATACGGCCACCCCGATTTTGTCTTGACGCCTAAAAAAGCTGTTCAGGCCGAATAGATGGTCGGCATGGGTTGCACTGGACGCTAACGCCGCAAACATTACGTTTGCGTCAGGCGAGCCGGCAACCAGCGATTCGACCTGATTGCCGTCCAGCGCGTAATCCGGTGGCAGCACGCAACCGGCGCGCCTCGCATACGCGTTCGGTGCAATGCCATCCTTGTCGCGGTGGCTCCACGGATCACCAAGCACCGCAAGCCCATAAGCCCTCCACATCGCCGCCTGTTCCAAACAAGCGCACACCTCCAGCCGGCCGCGCTGTTGGCGCTGGTCAGCCGTCAATAGGCGGTAGAACGCCGTCACCGGATTGACAGCCACAACCGGCGGCGGCCCACCCACAATCGGCAAGTATACGTCACGGCTGCCCGGTGGTAGGTCGGGCGGGTCGGCAAGCGCAATGGTAATCATCGCAACCACCCCAGCACGGCAGCCACCATACCCCACGCAATCAGCACCGCCGCGAAGTGGTACCACCTGATACTATCGCGCAAGGGGTGCCACTCCCCAGACGGCCACAAGTTTCCCTTCTTCGATTTGCGGCGCGGCTATAATCTGGTAGCCGCGTTCCTGCGCAAACGCTACCAGTTCACGCAAAAGCGCATGGCGCGCCTTCTGTTCTGCTTCCGCTTGTTGGCGCTGGTACGCCTCGATCATCTCCTGTGTGATGACTGGCTGTGTAACTTCTTCGCTCATTCATCTGCTCCAATGTCAATTTCCGCGCTTTCGCTTGCTGTTTGTCTGGCCGCATCCACCGCCGCGGCAATCTCAGCATTGCGCACGCGCTCTTTTACAAAATTGCGAATGTGTTGCAGGACTACCCCCGCGGTTTGTGCGGCGGTCAGTGTTTCACCTCGTGCATGCTCGTAGGTAAACGCCGATCCTACGCGGTTAAGGCGTTCATCTTCGACCGCGCCATCGGCTAGCGCTTCCAGGATGGCCCGCGCTCGTTGTGTTCGTGTTGCCAATGCTATCTCCAAAACACCCAAAGATTAACGTTCCAGGTCGCTGCGCCGGCGGTGGCCTGCAGGGTGAACGCCCCGCCGGCGGTGACGGCAATCGTGAGCGTGTTTACGCCGTCTGTTTTCGTCGTTGAACTGCTGACGGTCAGCGTGGTTGGCGCCACGTCGGCGCTGAACGGGGATGAGTTCGTGCACCAGCCGACAAAAAAGATTTTCTCCGTGACATCGCCGGCGGCGTCAGGGATGACGGTGACCAGCGTGCCGCCCACGCTTGCGCGGTTGACGAACAGGAAACCGCCGCTGCCGTCGTGCCCGTGGAGTAATCCCTGGGGTGATGTGGTGCCTAGTCCAAGATACCCGTTGGTTTCCGTAAGCGTCATTCTCGTGGTGCGTGCACTTGTCTGGAACGCCATCATTCCGTCGTAGGCGCTCAGCACTAGCCCCGTGGCGTGGCCGGTACCACTTTCCACTACGGCAGCATCTACCCAGCTCGCAATGCCAAAGGCGGCGTTGCCTGCGCTGTACAGCGACAGTTCGCCGCTGCTCTCGGTGTTGGTGATACGGACGCCCGTGGCGTTGACATTGGATTCAGACACATGCAGTTTCAATGTTGGCGACGATTCCCCGATCCCAACTTTGACCCCCGCGCTATCCGCTACCCAGGTGATGGCCTCGCGCTCTGTGCTCGTGTAGTATGCGGTGAGTTTGCCCTTGGCGGCGCGGCTGGCGTGTGTGGCTGTGGCCCATTCCCAGGTGAGGCGGCCCGCGCTCTGGCGTGATGTGGTGGTGCTTTCCAACTCGGCGAGGATGCCCAGCCCCAGCCCGGCGGCAGCCGTGCCGGTGCTGTCACGGCTTAAGCGCAGGTGATTGACAATGGCGTTGGTGGTGGCGTCAGCGTTATAGAAACTGAGCGCGCCATCATTCCAGATGTCGCCGGCGACGGGTGTTGTCGGCGCGGTGCCTGCAACGACACAGGCGCTAGCACGCGTTGTGCTGCTGGCGGCAACGTGAAGCAAGGCGGTTGGAACAGTTACACCAATACCGAAATAGCCTGCAGAAGTGATTCTGGCGCGCTCGCTACCCGTCAATGTAGTAGCATTGGCGGCAGTGTAAAAAGATATCGTTGTTGCGGCATTACCCACGCCCGTTGCCCCGCCAATATAAATATTGTTAATACCAGTATCTGAGTCTAAAAAGCAAAAAGTGACCGGCTCCTCGGCGTTGGTAATATGCGGAAATCCTATGCGCGCTACTTTTCTTGTAGCGTTCGTCAGAGTAACAGCATTTGCGTCACTGCCAAATATCGCTGCGAATTCTCCGTTTTCTTGCGAAACATTCAACGCGCCGATTGTGCCGGGCGACGTGTTGAGTATACCGACGTTCCCGCTGGTGGTAATTCCATTCGTGAACGTCTGCGCACTAGATGTTGCGAACGTGGTCGCGCCCGATGTCAGTGCGCTTGTCAGGTTGGCGTAGGTGATTTTTTTGTCCGTGCCTGACGCCGCCATCGTCGTGTCTGACACATCCACCAACACGAGTAGGTCACCCGCTGCCGGCGCCTCCGCTAATGCGGTTAATGCTGAAATTTTGCTATCTGCCATCCTACACCTTTACCGTCTGTAATACGCCAGACGAATTAATCGTAATGCGCCATTCATCTGTGCCGTCGTGTAAATAGAGAGCGGTCCAGGCATGAGTAGCGTTGCCTAGCGCATCGCTATTGCTAAAAAGTGGGTAGACGTTCCCGTCTGTCAAAATTGTCCCTGGTGCAAAGGTCGTTGGCGTGTAATTCACAGCATTACGAAGAACTTTCATGGAGATGCCAGTATTGGACATTTCCATTTGCGAATAGTCGCCAACCGTCCCCAGTGCTGTGCCATAGACACGTAAATAATAGTTCCCCTGCGCTTGCCCGGCTGTGCCAATAATTTGGTACATTTGCGATATATTGCCACTACCGAGGCTTGTGATTTGGGCAACAGTCCCCCCACTAGCCGTTTGCCATTCGAGTAGTGTGGGGGTACCGAATCCCCACGCTACCGGCGCAATAAATTTCATCCTGCTTTCATCTAGGAGAATTTGCCCGCCCGCCGCGCTAATAGTGCCGCCCAAAATAAACGAACTGATGACAGATCCACCGCTGACTGTACCGCCGCTGACCAACCCGCCGCTGACTGTCCCGCCGCTAATCTGACTAGCCGTCACGCTGCCGCTGAACACACCATCTACCGCGGTCATGCGCCCGGTGTTGCTGTCCACCGTAAACAACGCTGTCCCGCCGCTGTTGTAAGCGAAGATGCCGGAATTATCAATTTGCACCTTGGGGAAAATCGTACCGGTGCGAATGACGGCCGCGTTAGTCACCTCGTAGACTGTTTCCAGAATCGTGCCACTGCTAAAAATCGGACGCAGCGCCGGATCTGACGGGATACTGAACGTTAGCCCTAACGTGCCGTAGCCAAAAATACCGGCGGTAGACATATACACGCCGGGATTGCTGCTGTTGAGTGGCGGAGCGCTCGTGCTGATAGTGCCCCCATTGCCGATGATGGCATTCGACGCAATCGTCCAGCCGCCGATCTGGCCGGTAGTTGCATTTAGTGCTCCTGTGAAATAGCCGTTGCTTGTCCAGATGCCCCAGCCGGATGGAACCACCGTGCCTACACTGCCAAGCCCGTCAACTTTGCCCACCTTGGCTCTAACCGTGCCGTCCTGCATGATGTACATGGCGCCTTGCGCATCACTACCTACGCCCTCAAGCCCAATGATGACGCCGGTATGATCAGCGTAATCGTCCCACGCAAATGCCGCTGTGCCACCATCGGTGAACACTGCCCGGCCAGCGCGAACTTCTCCCAGATCATTTGCTATTGTAGATATCTTGCCAACGTTGCGAGTAGCTGGTATTTGTCCCGGCGCTGCTGCTGTGCGCTGAATACCCTTCAGCGTATCAAAAAGGCTTGGAATATATTTACCACAATTTATCTTAGCTACAATCATGAAATCGTCTTGAGAGCTACTTGCGACGGGGTATATTTCCACCTCCTGGATTAGGAATTTCCGAGCGGCGCCGCTGCTCTCCAGAAAAATATTGTCATCATTTTCCAGCAAGAGAAAAGAAAAATCTTCTGTTTGGAGGTAATCAGTTGTAGTTGGTTCTATTTCTAACACTGGCATGTTGATCGTGATTAAGCGGCCTGGCAATAGTCCGTGTTCTGTGATCGAAAACATTACCGTTGTGCGTCCAAACTCATATTCATCGATAATGCGTTGAGCGTAGTTAGTAGCCAGTGTAGTAGATGTCAGATTTTCATCGTAAACTGTATGTGCAAAAACGCGTGCGTATCCGCTTTGACTCGCTGCACTTTCGACAGTTGTTATTACGGTTTCGGAAGGGTAGTAATTAGCCACGATGCCCGTTGACACATCCGGTAAAGTGCCATCAATATTTTTGATGGCAACATAGCGATTTTCGATATTGACTAGCACATCATAATTGCCGCCATCGTAAGCGAACTCGTCGCCAGGCTCGAATCCTATATCTTCACTGCGTGCGTAATACGCGGTACCGCCAATGACGTAGGAAATGAAATTGATAGAATTTGGTTTTGCACTTAATGAGTATCGAAACTTTGTACCATCGACAGCAAACACGTCAGATGTGCCGGGTAGCAACCGCTCGCCACCGACTACGGTCGCCCGATTGATGATTGTTGCTTCGTCCACCAATATATCAACTGTATTCGCTAGCACGTCAAAGGTGGTTGAATTGTTGGGGTTTACCGTATCAATAGTAAATGCGGCATCTGCCGGTGCGTCGGTGGCATACCAGTATAGCGATTTGTCGGGTGCTACGTGCCAATCTGCACCACAGATTCCTGCTAACTGGTTGAGCGCTTCGCGGAAACTGATATTTTCAAAGAAAATGTCGAGATCATCCTTTACGTTGGTCACTTCGGTTGCCGAATCGAAACCATCACTGGATAAATAACGGCTGAACAGGTCAGCAATAATCACCGTGTCGTCACTGTCGGTATAGCCGTAGTTGACAATGGTCTGGTCGAACAAGACCGACCAGTCTCGACAGGTTATATTCCAATGCGCTTTTTTGTAGGTGTTTCCTACCCCAACATCTTTTACGTTTTTTGTGACTATGTAGCCGCCGAAAACGTTTGTACCATTGACGGCTATTGTCACCTCATGCCAGCCGCTGGGGCTATAGGTGCCATTGTCACGAATTAGAAACGATGCCGTATCAGCTTCGTTTCTAATGGATGATCGAATAAAAAGAGAGTCTTGAAGGAGGAGACTTGTCTTGTCGCTGCCGTTTATAGAAATTGTGACAGAATGATTTGTGGTTGGCATCTACGTTACTATTACCCTGGCACCGCTCATAATAAACTCTTGCTGTAATGCTCTGGCCAAATTTCGCAGGGCAACTTTGTCCGAGGGAATGCTGCTTTCCCCTCGGATCGTGACATCAATCCGACGCGGCATGTTGCTGGCATCGGAGACCATGCTTGATCCTGCTATTCCCACCGTGTGTTGCACGAGGCGGCTTGTAGATATTTGCGGCATATTTAAATTATTGCCAATGCCCAGCGCCAATCCTGCCGTTATTTGTTTACCAATTGCCTCAAAAACCCCTATATTCAATTTTTGACTAATGGTATCAATGATAGTTTGTGCCAAGTCCTTGGCAATACTCGCCAGCCAAATCGTGCGCGACCGAAGGCCATTGGTAAAAGCCATCATGACGTTTTCTGCTATGATATTAGCGCCGTGTGCCATTTCTTTCGATAACTCATCCATGACATTGGTATTTTCTTCCACGCCATGCCCGAAACCAACGGCTATCCAATGCCCCAGTTCTTTAAACACGGTTGATTCTGAGTGAATACCGAGAGCGTTTTTAATTGGATCTAGAACAGCACGAGCTAGATCACCGGCAATATCTGTCAGCCATCGCATACGATCTCTGATGCCATTCACTAAACCCAGCATGATATTATCTGCGGCAGCATTAGAGCCGTCTTTCATTTTTCTTGACAATTCAGCCATGACACCACCGATGTCGGACAGCGCGGCGGATAGCCCGCGGCTAAAGCTCGCCATTGCATTGCGCGCCGCTCCGAACATACCTATTGCCATCTCCGCTGTAATGGCATCGGCAGATTCTCGTATACTTTTTAGCGAATCACTAAGGGCGGATACTGCCCCCCTTTTTTCCTTAGCGCCATCGGTGAAATGGCGCAGTACATTGCGTGCCGCGTCGGCCATGCTGCTGGAAAAATCTCTGTCTACGTAGGCAGTGGCGCTGGACTGAACGTCTTTCAGCGAATCACGAAGTGCATTTGATGCACTGTCGCTATTTTCCAGTCCGACCCCAAAACCCTCCATGACAAAATTACCAATACGCTCAAATTCTTTTGAAGGAGATCCGATCCCAAGTGCTGTTTCTGCTGCATTTTTAGCTGCCTCGGCCGCGCCGGTGGCAGCGTCTTTTACCCAGTTCCACGCCCCCTTGATACCATCAACCAGACCCTGCATCATATTCTGGCCAACCGTCTTCCAGCCACCCTCAAGAATAAAACGTTTTACGGCATCTACGCCGCTACTGACGAACCCCTTGATGGCTTCCCACGCTGCCTCTGTTTTCCCACGAATATCCCACCAGTTGTTATGCCAGGCTAGCGCTAGTGCCCCGATAGCCGCAACAATGATCGTAATCGGCCCCCCGATAGCGGAGATGGCGGCAACAATAGCGCCCCCAATGGTGGTGGCAACTGTCCCAAGCCCCGTCAAACTGGCGACGAAAGTCCCTACCGATGTCACTGCACCAACGATTGTGGTAACGGTCGATACAATAGAAGCTACAAAAGAGCCTGCCATCAATACCGCTAGCCCGCGCAACACATTGTCTAGCCCTATTGTCTTGTCAATCCAACTCACGAGTGGCACCACGACTTCAGCGACTCCCTTGACAAAAGATCCAACGGCCACGACTATATCCTTAATGGCAATTGTCATTTCAATGAGTGTGTCGCTTGTCTCTTTTGCCTGATCTTTCGTCATGCCAAAAGATTCCCAGAGCTTATCCAATTCCCGCGTGCCATCTGGGAGCGGAGCAAAAATGGCTGCAAGTCCTTTGTCTATTCCTAAATTAAGTAATTCGACCGCTGCGTCCGCAATGAGGCTAAGGCGATCCCCTATCATTTTCCCCCACTCGTCAATTTTCGGGCCTGCGTTTACTGCCAAGTCGGTAAGCCCCTCAACTACAGTGCGTAGTGCAGGTAAAAACGCCTTGCCGAATTGAATCGATAGACTTTCGACAACGCCTAGAAAAGTTTCCCAGGCGCCGCTTAATGTGTCCATGCGGGTGGCGGCGCTATCTTCGGCGCTCGTATTTCCAATAGTCTCTTTTAGCCTGTCAATGGTGCCAACGCCGCTGTCGGCCAGGGCAAAGGCGGCAACCATAGCGTCGGTTCCAAAGATGTTGGTAGCCGTCTGAATCCTCTGCGCTTCACTCAGTCCGCCAAACGCCTGTTGTAGCACCTCGGCAATTTCGGACATGCTACGCATTTCGCCTGATGCGGTAAAAAACTTGTTGCCGCCGTCCTCAGTCAAAATGCCAAGCTGACGCATGGCTTCCTTGGCCGGCTCAGTGTCGGGGACGAGGCGCTGCAAAAATACCTTAAAACTAGTGCCGGCGCTAGAACCGCCCGAAAATGAAGGAGCAATGGCAGCAATGGTGGCGTTGAAATCCGTGAAGTCAACACCGACCGAGGCCGCTACGCCACCGGCTTGACTAATGGCTAGCCGGTAATCATCGATATCAAATTTGCTATTACGCGTGACGCCGGTTATTTGATCGACGGCGCCCGACATGTCTTCGGCTCTAATTTTGAATTGCGCCATCGCGCTGGTGGCCACATCGGCCGCGGTGGAAAAATCAGCACCGGTTGAGTTAGCGAGTAGGACGGTAGACCGTGCCGCCCCTCCTAATATTTCGTCCAGTTTTAAGCCGTTTTTCCCAAGCATCTCGACGGCAGCAGCGGCCTCTGTTGCCGACACCTTGAGTTTGGGATCGATGCCCAGATCGCTAATAAGCGCGTCAACTTTCGCCGTTTCTTCGGCTGTCAATCCCATAGTAGCCGATATGTCCGCTACGGCTTGTTCCATGTCAGCAGAGGCCGCAACAACGCCAACCAGAGTTTCTCCGAATGAGCGGATCGCGCTTAGTGCGGCATGTCCAAAAGCTTGCCCAATGCCTTGCACAATGCCTGTTGTGAAATTCCTAAACCCATCTCCAGCATTTTTGACAGATTTGTCAAACTGCCCCATTCCCCGATGGAAACCGGATAGGTCGGCATCTATTTTTGCGAAAATCGAAGCGACTTCTGTGGCCATCACCTAGTCCTGTGCATCTGTTGCACTTGCTGTTGCAGTCGTGCTGTTGCCAACCGGTACCGAGACCACAGATATTGTTCTGCGGCAGTCAGTGGTCCCGGCCTGCCAAGCAGTAATTCCCTAACGGTCTTGTGTAGTTGCTCAGCAGTTTGAAACAGCGCATAGTTACTAGTCCCCGCCAAATCAGCCGGGTTGTCTGGATCGGGAACTAGGAACCATTCCCAACTTTTTTTTCACTCTCATCTACCATGCCGGAAAGTTCCATGATGCGTCGAGTAAGAAGTGCGATGACGCCCGGTTTTGCATGGTGCAATTTTTCAATATGGTCACGGTCAAGTTTCGGCTCAACCATCGCGGCCACAATAGAAAAAAAAGACATTTCCATGTCGTTTTCACCCGCCTGTTGGCGAATTTGCTGAACCTCTAGCGCCTCCAAACTACGTACACGCACCGATCCTAACCCAGGTAACTCAAGATCGTCCTCACCGCCGGTGATGCCAGTAAGGAAATCGTCAATATTCAAATACGCCATAAAGATCCTTACACTAATGTGACGACGTCGGCGGCCGTAAAGCCAAACTGAATGTTACCTTTGCCCTTTTGACTAATGCCGACCCCCATGCTATTGACATAGGCGGTGCCCACGTTGTAGTACTTCGCCGTGCTAACGTACAGGCGTAGCGCGACTGCTGAACCGCCTAGCATGGCAGAAACCACACTCCCCTGCGCGCCGTTCGCCGAGTCAAAGTTGCCGCTGAAAGAGCCGGTCATACCGCGGGTCGATGGAATGAACTTATTCCACTGATCCGCAAACGCCGTGGTTTCGACGGGCGACATCGTAAAGTCCGCACGCCATTCACTGATTTCTCCAACTAATGTTGTACCGCCAGTCATGTAAACTACCGATCCGGCTGTCCCTGATAAAGCTGCCATCTCTTATGTCCTCCAAGCTTCAATCCTATAAATACCGCCTACGTGCCAAAAACGATCATTGTCTAGATATTCGATAGTCGTGCGGCGTTCACAGCGCAGTGCCGTGAATCCGGTCATACTCAATGTGCTGCCTTGCAGCGTCGTGTGTACGCTGCCATAGGCAAGCGATGCTTCCCCCGGCCATTGGCGATTTGAAACCACCTTGACCATGTAGTCAGATCCCACGCCGGCGCTGTTGAATGTGTATTCATCGCTGCCCGTCATGCGCTGGAAAATCGTATAGGGTGGCGTCGCTCCCTGTGGCGCTAATGCGTAATAAGCCGGCGGCGTAGCTGCCGTGCCACCCAACGCGCTGTACACCGCCGAGGCAAACGCCGTGAAGTCGTTAGCGGCCACTGAGCGCCCTCCCCATATCACCGTGATATGAGTCAAGGCGACTCGACACGGTTTCTACTGCCGGCAACAGATACGGCGTGGCAGAGCGGCGCGCCGTCCCTAGCTCCACCCACATGGCGTATTCTGTCGTTGGCCCAACGATGGCGACCAGGTCGCTATCCGGTTCGGGGATGTCCACATACACCACGCCGTCACGCTGGTCAGGCTGATGTCCGCCGCTCTTGAGTTTTGTGTAAATGCTGCTACGCAATGCGCCTGTGTCAACCGGCGCATTGATTTTGGCTTCCCGCTCCACCGCAAACGCAATGGTGGCGATGACATCACCGATGTCGCCATCAACGTTGCGGATGATGTTGTTTAGCCGGGTCGTGTTAATTGTGACGCTCATAATTTTGACCGGAAATAAAAAAGCGCCGTGAAACCGATTTCTCGGATCACGGCGCTCTAGGACGCTCAATGTGAAAGTGTGGCGGTCTAGCCGCTCATTAAGTTTGTAATGGTGGTGATGGGGTTCCCCCGTGGCGCTGTCAATGGACGCCAGCCCCATCACCTACCTGTTGAAATCATAGCACACTTCCGGCGCTTTTTCAATAGTCAGTATCTCGCAAAGTGTGAGATCGAAATAGAACTTTGTCCCGTTGCGCTGGACCTCCAGAATCCCTCGCAACGGGTCGTACTTTGCAGCCAACTTACCGTCGGGGTAGCGGAGATCCACATACTGAGGAACGATTGTTCCTGCGCTCATTAGATAAAATTCGCATGGGCAGGCTCGGTCATGATGGCGTCAAGGGTTACATTTTTGGCATGGCCGATACACATAACGCGACACCGGTCATTGACCTGGCAAGCGCCGCCCGCCCGTTGCCAAATGTCGGTAAAACTATCCTGCGTCAAATCGCCCAGCAGGCCATCAGGAACGCCGCGCTTGTTGGTGCAGCGCCACACTTTGCCGTTTGGTGTGATGACCGTCTGCAAGGCTGACCAGTGGCAAGTCTTATACCCGTGGCCATGCCAGTCTCGGTACTGCTCAAAGCGCCAGATATCGGCCTGTACAAACTCATCACCGGCATAGGCGCGTAGGCTATTGATGGCGTGATTGATCCAGGTGGTATCCTCTACCAGTTGGCCAGGCGAGTTTTGTTCGTATTGGATCACCGGGCGAAACTGAACGTAGTCAACGCCGTGACGCCGCCCCTGCGCGACCATGTCGGGTATGTCCTCAATGTTACCTGGATGAAGTAAATACCCAACGCCAATCGTCGCCTTACCCCTTGCCAATACCAACCTATCTATACCGCCAAGTACTGACCAGAATCTGTCCACACCTTTGGCCTTTTTGAATTTTACTTCGTCGCATTCGTCAAGGCTGACATAGACAAATGTCATAACTTCCTTGAGCAGTTTTGCCCGATCTTCGTCAATGTGTCCACCGTGGGTATATAGCCCCTGATCAATATTTAGAGCGTGTGTATTGCGCACGATAGCAGAAAAATACGGTGCCAATGTAGGCTCGCCGCCGCCCGACCATGTAACCGATTTGATACCAGCAGTTGCCAGTTGCAACAATATGTCATTGATTAATTTAAAATCCATCAAATCGCCACAGTCAATCATGCCATCCGGCTTAACGACCTTGTTGGCCAGCGGGCCGCGCGTATGCGTGTGCGAAAAATGGCACCAGCCGCAGCCGTGACTACACCGATTCGACAAATCTATCTCAACGTTGACCGGCGCGGTCGTGGTGCCGGTGGCGCGGATTTCATGCAGCCGGTCAACGTGGTAGAAGAGTTTGGAGCGCGGCGCTATATACTGGCTCACAACCCCGCCCCATTTCTCACTGCTTGAATCCGGTCGTGCGGGTAGTCAGGATACGACACCACCGCATTCCACCCATTGTAATGATTCAAGTCCTCTGTCACTAACCACCCGTTCGCCTTAGCTTGTGCGTGAAATGGCGTCCCCGGCTGTGGCGTAGAGGTGGATAGTTGCCACTTCTGCACAAGGCCACGGCGTATCCAGTTACGCGCATCTTCCAGCGTGGCCAGGTCGGTTTCCTCAGTGCTGCCCATCGCGCCCACTTGCAAGGTGATGTAAGCGCCGATGTTGTACTTTTGGAGCCAGCCAAGCAGATTCTCAATCAGATCCTTATGGATAGTCTTCTTGATAGAACGCCCGACTTTCTCCGACGTGGATTCCACACCAAAGCGAAATTGTCGATAGCCGGCCCGCGCCATCAGCGCGGTGAGTTCCTCGGTCATTACCCACGCCCCGCACATCGCGTCATACTGGTAGCGATTCAACCCACGACGAATGAGCATTTCGCAGAAAGATACTAGCCATTCGACGTCAGCGTTATGAGCTTCTTCATTAAAATAGCACCCACTGAATCTACCGGCGTACCGTTCTGCAAGATAGCTAATTTCATCGCCGACGTTTTCAGCATCTCGACATCGATGTGACCGATGGGACTTACCGTGACCTCCATAATAGGTAGGAACGACGCAGAAGGTACAAGATAAAGGACATCCTCGTGTTGGATAAAGCTGTACAGTACCTCGACTGTAGTGGTTGATTTCGTCATAGTCAATCCTGTGTATGTCCTCATCTTCTGGCCACGGTAACCAGTCTAGATCAATGTAGCCGGTTGGCTCCGGTTGCCCCTGCAATAGCGCCAACACCTTGGCTTCATACTCACCCATGATGCAATCCGTCCAGCCGTCTACATGCGCGCCGGCGTAGGTAGCCATCGGCCCACATAAGATATTGCGCTTGGCTCCTACCGCTTTCATGACGCGTGTCATCGTGGAATAGGTCAGCGCCGAACATTCGCAGATTAACACGTCAGGCTGTAGCCGGTAGATTTCGGCAGCATAGCGGCTGGCGTCCCAGCATCGGATGTTGCCATCCAGCATGGTTGTTTTGGCGTCGGGTAATTCCCGCTTGAGCAAGGTGCTAAGTAGAGCGAGTTCATACGGATAGAAACGAAACGGCGCTTGGGGCACGGCGCTATCCCAGCGCGACGGGAATAGAATCACGTCACTGCCATTGTCGAGGCGGCCCGGCCCGTTGGCGATCACAATATTCATAGCTGTTCTTTCTTACTCGCATGAAACACAACCCGCTGAGCCACGGCGTTAGTCCACCCGACATTCACAAAGCCCACGTCAAACAGCATGGCCGCCACGCAAGCCACATTTGGCCCCCACCAGTTGGTTGGGTCGTTGTTGACTTCGCTGCCAGGATAGAAGCGCATCGCCGGGCTATTCTCCGTTGTTAAATCGGTATGCGTCTCCAGAATAAGCAAGCCGTGCGTCATCGCGGCCACACGCTCCAGCGCCAACAGCGGGTGGCGCATGTGGTAGAGAACGCCCAATAGCAACACAATGTCAAACGTGCCAAGCTCTGCCGGTGACAAGTCCAGGATGTCACATTCAACGGGTATAACCTTTGACTGGCGCGCCTCGTGTGCCAAGTCGAACCCGTCGCGCCCGGTGCGGTGCATCGTGCCTATGCCGTTCGCCTTGTTCCAGGCAAACGAGTCGGTGGCCACCACCTTGGCGGCGTTGCGCTGCTCACACTCGAAGGCAACGAAGCCATCCCAGGCGCAAACGTCAAGGACACTTTTCCCTGACAGATCGTCAGGCAGCCCCAGGAATGGCAGCAGTGTACGCGCCGGCTGCGTGGTGCCCTCCGTTGCGATGCCGTGGCCCAAGTCAATGCCGCCGTGCCACCAGTCGATAGCGCTGGCGCGTTCGCGCAGAATGTCAGCGTCCATATGCCACCGATCTCAACTTTCTAATACAGGTATAAATATGGTATAATACATCTGTGAATCAATGAAGAACCGTGGCAACTGTGCGACCAGTCCCACGGAATGGCCAATCGCTGAAAGGAGCGAATTGACATGACTGATTATATCTCTACTCCTTATTTTCCACAAGATGTCGATAACTACGCCCCTTGGGTAACTCAACATGGTTTGCTGTATCCATATGGCGAGTGCCAGTGTGGATGTGGACAAAAGACAAAAGCTGCAAAACGCACAGATCGTAGAGATGGTACACTTTGCAATCACCCGGTTCGCTTTATCCGTAACCATCACGGACGAATTGATACAAAAAATATTCTTCCACCCTGGATACAAGTGTATGGGCTGCGATATCCGTATGGTGAATGCCAATGCGGATGTGGTAAAAAAACCGGCATATCCCATCGGAGTGAAGATGAGTTTGGCACAAAACGAGGATGCCATGCTCGTTTCCTTCCTGGTCACGGCAGGCGCCATCCTGTACCGTGCGAATCCCCCAATCCTTCCGGTTTGTGTATGTGTGGGTGTGGCCGACCAAGCCCTATAGCGAAAGCGAGCAGCAAGCGCAGCGGCGCAGTAAAGGGCCAACCAATGCGCTATGTACACGGACATACACCGCCCAAGCCACCAAGGGGACAGACTTTCTGGGCAAGAGTTAGCCGACCTGATCCATGCGTCTGCTGGGAATGGCAAGGAGGCAAAAAGCCGGATGGTTATGGCAGCGCAGGGTATGAAGGCAAAAGCGATCTTGCTCATCGCGTTGCATGGAAGCTTACTAAAGGCCCTATCCCCAAAGGTATGTATATTTGCCATTCTTGCGATAACCCTGCTTGTTGCAATCCCGCCCATTTATTTCTGGGCACTCAGTCCGACAACATGAAAGACATGATAGTTAAAGGCCGGCATTACAGACAACGCAAAACATAAGTGCAGTTTTCCTTAGACGCCTGGCACAGCGTATTTTTCAATAAATCGTGCGCGGTTGTTGTATTCACTGTCCCAGTAGTTTGGTACAAGATAAAACCTTTGCTTTTGATCTAAATGAACGAAAGGTAATCGCGCATCTTGTACCAAATCAAAACCTTCCATGCGCGCCCGGTGGCTATATTCAACGTCCTCATAACTACTTATCTGCATTCCCTCATCCCACTGGCCAATTTCATCCCACACCCGCTGATTGATTACCACACACCAGCCCTCAATGTAGTAAACCATCCCCACCCGTTCAATATATATATTTTTGAGTAGCGGCCCTACTAATTTATCATCGCCGTGGGACGCCAGCATGTGGACAAATGGCCCGGTGCAAAGTACGTCATTGCTCAGCACAATGTACCAGTCTGCCGGCCCTGCAATCTGGTGAGCGTGATTGATGGCGGCGCTGTAGCACAAGCGTTCAGTGCGTTGAACGATGGGCGCGCAAGGGTGCTCTGGATAGGGCGTGGCGCTGGCGTTGTCGATGACGACGGGGAAGACATCCGGCTCATGCTCAGCCAGTGATTCAATCAGCGGCGCGGTGTATTGCTCCCAGCCGTCGATCCCGATGATCAGTGCTGCTATGTTCATGGTATCAATCCATTCACTTGTAATTCTTTCAGGATATTGTGATAACCATGATCGGAATCGCGTAAAATGCCTTTTAGCGTGGGCCAGGATGCGGAATGCAGTTTGATTTTCGGTAAATTTTTGGTTAGCCAATCGGACATATCCCAGGTCCCCTGATAGGTCATGTTTGCGCCCATCCAGTCGGCAACCATCTCTTTTACCCAGCATTCGTCCATCCAGACAACACCATTTTCGACGGTCGAGCCTTTCGGTGCAAATCCGTCGGGGAAGATCCAATGCTGCCAGTGATGCTCATTGCAATGAATGTGGTGCAACCACGCTCTCGCAAATCCATCAATGTCGCCTTTGTCGCCATGAAAATTGCGGGCATAGTACGGAAATTCTTCCACCCCGAATTTTGTGCTGTCGTGCCAACGTAATTGATGACCACTAACACCGACCATCGATCCCGCAAGGCGGACATTCATGATGTGGCTACACAATGATTGCAGGTAGGCAGCCGCCACACCTGTCGTGATACCGTGGTCAACAAAATTAATGCCAATCCACGTTTCCGACTCAGCATGATTATCAACTACCCTCATCTCATTTTCGGAGACTTCGCCATCAAAATGCGCATTGATTTGTTTCATACCGCCGCCTTTAACACTTCCACGTGTTTGACACACACGAACGGCACAACCAGCGTACAGCGCACGTCACCATCATGGAACACTTGCGGCGCTAGGGCAAAACCATCATCCAGCACAGCCACCACTTCGCCGTACAGCGTGCCGGTGATAATGCGGTAATCGTGGTCACGCGCTGTTTGCTCTGCGTGCATGGCCCAATCGACGGCCGTCACAGCAAGCACGTTGCCTACTTTCACTTGCGGATCAATGGTCGCCTCTTTGGGCGCATTGGGGAAATAACCCGTTCCACCGCTCATGCCGCCACCTTTTCGCTACGCTCGCCGTTCATGGCCACGGATGTAATTTTACCACGCGGTTTACTGGCAAGGCGTTTTATCTGTTCGTCGGTAACAATGGACATCGGCGGCGCTGCTTGTTGGCTGGCTCGTGTGGGCGGCGCTTCGCCGGCAATCTGGGTAATAAACGGTGCCCAATATTCTTTGACAATGTTATCCCAACTATACTCGCCGTGGATCTGCGCCGCGGTGCGCAGGCGCTGTGCCATGCTCCAGCCCTTGGTCTGTTCCCATTGCGCGTACTGTTCGTTGAGCGCGTCAACGATGCCATGCACGTCTGGCCAGGCTTGCCAACTACCCATTGGCGTCCAAAACATGTCCGCCGGCGTGATGATGTGGCCACAGCGCACGAGTTCCGGCATAGCCGAAAAGTCGGTCGTGATTACCGGCGTTCCACACGCTTGCGCCTCGATCAACGGGATTCCGAAACCCTCGCTCATGCTGTTAGCCAGCAACACGTCAGCGGCATTGTACACCATCGCTAGATACTCAGGCGGGAAGCCGCGATAATAGCCGTAGCGGTCAGGGAAAAACACCTTGTCACCGATATTCAACCGGCGAATAAGTTGCGCAAAGTCGATGCCGCCGTACATCGGCGTTTGCTCCGTGTGGATGTACAGGCGCGCATCGGGCTTGTCTTTGGCGAACTCTGCCCAGGCGCGTACTTGCACCTGGAACGCCTTGCGGTCGGGGTAACCTTTGTTCGCCGCCACAATGACGGATAGATGCCCGGTACATTTCATGACGTCGGCTTTGAATTTGCGCACGGTGTCCACCGCTGGATTGACGGCGTAAATAGTTGGCTCAATACCGTGCGGGATGTAGGTGTTTTTGACACCGGCTTGTGTCAAAAGTTCATGACCCCATTTGGCATAGGTAATCGGCATGTGCGCGCCCTGGATAGACTCAAGTACAGCATCGGGTACGGGATCATGGTCTATCGGTAGCCAGGGGCAAAAGAGCGCCGGCTTAATCTGTTCAGCGGTATTCTTGAGTACCCAAGCGTCAATCAATGTGATGACTAGGTTAGCGTCAAAATCGCGCGTGTGGGCGCCGATTACGTCGTTACCGTAGGGATCGACGCCCGCCGGATAAATTTTGAAGCCGCCTAGCGTCTGTGTCGCGCCACTTAAACCATACCAGGCAAATTGAGCAATCGCATCACGCCCACCAAATTCTGGCAGTTCGGCAAGGCGCGGCAGGATACTGGCAGATTGAACGCCGTACCCGCTGCTGCAAAACATGATGTTGGAAGACCATAATAGGCGAAGTTTTGACATCAGCCTTCAAAGCCCCCCATCACCATCGTGTTGAAATAGCTCAACACTTTCTCGAACTCGGTGATCGTCACTGCGTAGCGGCGGCTGTGCTCACTGCGGTTGTCCGGGCGCGCCGCTTTTAGCTTGTGGTAGGCCACGAGGAGCGCATTCCATACGGTTTCATCGGGTATTGCTTGCACTGTCGAAATCTCCCTTTCGGATTCTATGTGGTAGTAGAGGATTACTTTATTCGTTGTTCTTCGTTCATGGCTAGCACTTCTAGGCGCAAGCCACTCAGGATTGACGCGTCATTCGGCACGACCTGTACTTGAAATGTGCGGCTGTTCACCTCGATCCAGTCCTTGGCATCAACAACGGTATTGTATGGCGCTTCAATGTACCACCGCGTGCGACTGGTTATCTGACCGCCGGTGGCGATCTCGTTGTCGGTCGATGGTCGCGTCCATACATAGCAACTGATCGTGCCCACCGCTGTCCACGCCTCGGTGGCGCCGCCCATGCCGTCATTGGTCAGCGCGTAGCGGTAGATGATGCCGGTGTCCGGCATAAAGCCGTTACGAATGTTGCGAATGTTAGCCAGTTCGGCGGTAGACAATAACATGCTCATACCGTTTGATTGTCCACATCATCGCTATAGCCATCCACGCGTGTCATGGCTGCATAGCCGGCGGTGCTGCCGGTCATGCTTGTCGGGATGCCATACTGTCGCGCCCAGTCCATTGCCTGCTTGTGGTAGCCGTCGGCAATGTCGCTACGATTCAGACTAAAGCCGCTTTCTGTGCGGAAGTTTGGAAAACGGCGCCACGATGTGGCCAGCACCGTGAGCGCCGCATAGACTGCTCGCTGCCAACTGCCATAGGTGGATACTAGCCCGTCAATTTCCGCGTCGGTAAAGTTCGCGTCATTCGGCTTGGGTCCGCTACCGCTAGCGGTGTCCTGCACCCAAAAGCGCACTTTGTCACGTGCTGCGGTCAGACTGTCGTCATAGGTAAAGGCCATCAGCTCACCTTCTCTTTTCGACGCCATTCACGAAAACCACGCAACAAATCGTTGGAAACGTCATTATCTGGGTTCCAATCCAGATTGTCGCCCAGGTAATTCAGTACTTCTTCAGCAAACACATAAGGAGGTGTATCCGCCTTGTCAATTCGTTGCCTGTACGATAAGGCAATAATGCGTAATGCTGATTTGCAGAAAATCAACTTTTTATCGTCAGTCACACTAAAACTCCACAATGACCGTTGTGTTCAACGTGTCGCCGGCGCTGCCTTGCGTCAGCACCGCCTTGACATAATCCACCACCGGCACGCCGCTATAGGCGGTGCGGGCGCCAGCCGTGCCATCATTCAGCGCCACGCTTGGATAGTACCAGGCATCTGTGACACTGTCGGCCACAGATAGAATGGTGCCCCCCGTTTTGGACAATGACAACGCCACGTCGGTCGTGGTTGCCGTACCGCTGTACTCAAAATAGACGGCCCTGATCTCACCGATAATGGGTTCATAGCTGGTCACCGTGCCAACAGCCGACCCGCTAGGCGTTCCCGCGGCGGTCAACGTCGGCAGCGTATAGGTTCGATAGGCCATTATGCGCCTCGCTTTCTGCGCCGTTGTTCCGCCGGCGTTTCGGGAATATCGTAATCTTCCACCGGCTTCATCGGTGGCGCGAGTGGCTCGCCAAAGCCGTTTGCTTTTACGGTGGCAACGGGCGCGGTGGGTGTATGCTCCTCAATCGCACCGACGGCCAACAGCGCATCACGCCAGCCGGGGCATGTACGGAAATCAGCATCCGACACATGTTGCCCCGGCTGGCGCTCCAGGCCGGTACCTGAGTAGCGTATAGGTTTTTTGACTAGGTAAGCGGCCATAAATCCTCAGTTCGACGGGTGGAAATAATACAACCGTACTGCTACTGTGCCGGCGGTAATGCTACCCCACACGCTGCCCGGCGTAATGGTCAGCACTGGCGTTTTCGCGGCGGCATGATAACGCACGCCGCTAGGCGTGCCCGCATCCACCCCGCCCGCTGCGGTGGTAAACACATCAATGCCGGCGGTGCCACAGTAGCGGTCTGCGTCCGTGCCATCACCGATGGTCATGACGGCCGTAGCATTCGGACTACCACTAAACCCTTGCCCGACCGCAGTCACGGCAGACCAGTAGAACACACCGCCGGCGGGGATTGTCCCCGGCAGGCTGTAGGTGGCCGTTGTGGTGCCATTGGTGAAACTGGTGTAAGGCACGGTCGCGCCGATGACCTTGGGCAGCGCGTAGCCGGTAGCAGCCAAGGCCCCCGCGGTCACGGTGCCAGAAATGGAGACGGTTGGCGCGGTCACTGTGCCGTCAACCGTCACATTGCTAAAGTTGGTCGTACCCTGAATAGCCATTGTAGACCTCCTTAGCTAACTTCATGACCAAATATCCATGTCCAATGGTCCCACCCGTAACTGTAGCGGACGTAGCCGCGAAACCGCGCTTCAAGGCGAAAGTCGCTGGTCGGGTCCATCGCCATATCGAGCGGCACACGGTTGTACCATTTCAGGTACATTTTCGCCATCGCGCTGTCGATCAGGAACCAGTTGTTGGCGTCGGTCAGATAGTCCCAAACGATGACGTTGCGAATGCGGCTGCCGACAAAGTTTGCGTCGTTATTGCCGGTGCCAGGCTTGGCCGGCATCGTGTTGATGAGCGTCCAAGCGGTTTCTTCCAACTCAGGCGGAACCAGAATGGTGTCAGGATTGACCGGGATTAATTCACCACGGTCATCTTTGTATTCCCGCATAAGGCGGCGCGTGCTGACCACGGCATCAAACGAAAGCGCTGTCGTGCCGCGATTGCTTTGCACAGCCGCATTGCTGGGGCTGTACGGGTGGCTGGCGCTGCATAGGGCTACCGCGTCACCGCCAACGTAGCTAGACGAGAACGCGTTGTTGAATACGGACGCCGCGTGTTTCTCCATCGTGCGGGTGGCTGACAACGCCAACCCGGCGGGGCGTTCGTTGATGATGTTGTACAGATCGTCATCGACCAAGCGGCGCTCCACCTTAAAGCCTCTCGCATATTCTTGATGCGTGTAAGTAACTTTAAAGCCCTGTTCGTTGTCGTCGTATTCAATCGCGCCTTTGTAGGCTGTCCAATCACTGAATCCGCCAACGCCTAACGCGTATTCCTGCGCCTTGCCACTGGTTTGTACGCTGTACAGCAACGGAATACGAGACTGCGCAGCGAGTGCTTCCCGCTGCAAGTTGAAAATGGTACGCAGGCCAGGCTCTAAAAGCTCGGCCCATTGTTCTTGAATGGCCATGATTTAGATGCCTCCCTTACGTGTTACCAAAGGTGGTGTCCGCAAACACCACGTACGCCAAAACATTGCCCGCATCATCGGTGCCGGTGTCCACCAGGATCATAGCGCCGCCGGATGAGTCCGTAGCGCTAATCGTGTTGCAATCCACCGTGTCAATGGTCTTGGTGTAGCCCTTGACGAACGCCGTTGACGTAGCATTCATCGAACAGCGCCACACCTGATTGCGTGTGATGATGGCCGCCTTCGCCTGTGTCGTGCCGGCGGTAATCGCGGCGGTCAACAGGCGCTCCTGCATAATGCAGGTAACTTCAGCAGTCGTACTGGTCACCTGGTCAATGTAGCCGTCAGACTGCATCAACATCAGGTCACCGACAGCATGATCCGCCGCCGCACCCAGGATAAAATCCCGAATCACCGGCGTGGCGTTACTGCCATCCAACATGTAAGCAAACTCGAATCCACGAGATGCCATAAGATTGCCTCCGCTATTGCTTTACTTTGCTAGCGGCATACTGTTCAGGCGTGATGCGCATTTTACGCGCCATTTCTAATTCGGCCTCGGTCAGTTGTGCGGCCTTCTGATCTGCCACCCGCTGTCCGTTTCCAGCGCCCGCATCAAGATTCGGCGGCGCTTGGCGTTTGTTTTTCAGCGGCAATCTACCGCTGTCCACAATCGCCTTCACCGCTTCCTTGACGCCCAAAACATTGCCGTCATCGTCTACCGTCACACCGGACGTGTCAGCGAGGCGAAAAGCATCGTCGGGGAACTCAGCACCGGCCACGGCTGCCTCAGCAACGAACGCGGCGCGCAATAGTCGCTGATTCGCTGTTTGTAGCGCCTGTTCTCGTGCCTGTTCCGCTGCGGCAAGTTTGCGATTGAGCTTCTCCGTCTCGGATAACTCAGCTTCTTTCTTTGCTTGCTCAGCGGCTGCTCGTGCCGCTTCCGCCTTTTCGTACTCTTCCAGTTTCTTGCGCCGGGTGGCTGATTCACGGTTAGCTGCACTTAGCGCCTCGCGCGCTTTGTTCAACTCCGCTAACAGTTCCGCCGCACTGGGCTGCTTGTCCTGTGTGTCCTGCTGTTGTTGGCCGTCCGACATCTCGTCGGTCGGGCCGGTACCTGTTTCGGGCATCTCGCCTGATTCCTTTTGGCATCTCGCCTAGTACACGTTCCTGTCGGAGCGTTCATTAATAATCGTGATGGCGTCCGCCGGGGCATCGCAAAAGCTGCACCCCTTGGCGTCGTCATACGGTGGTGATATCGTTTGGATTTGCCACTGCACCCCGCACACGCCACACACGGCAATGCGTTCGCTCACCGTGGGAGCGGTGGCAGCCGGTGCATGGATGGTAGTTGGATAGTCAGTGGCCATGTTTTTCTCGGAAATAAAAAAGGGGCGATTCGCTCAGACACCATTACAGCATCCGAACAAATCGCCCCCACGTAATCGCAGCAGCTTATATTAAATTATCGTACCATTGTCAGCGAGTCCGCTTTTCCTTGGTACGCATCATGCCAAACTCATCTTCAATTGCTGACATTTCTATCAACGCCGTTTCACGCTGTTTTAGCAGCAATCGTTCCAATCGTTCAATCCTGCGGGTAAGTTCGACGTAGGCAAGCAGTGGCAAGTTGATAGTCTCATTGAGTGTAGCACATTCTTTCGCGTTTTGCAATAGCTTCGTTTCCATACCGATGCTAGTTCTCCATGAACTTGATACGCCGATCTAACGCGTCTATCTGTTCCTGCATTTTCTCGCGCACGCCCGGCGGCCATGCCGACATATTGGCTAGACTAATTTGCATTTCAAAGCGCTGTTGTTTTAGGTCCGCAATGCGTTGTAGATGGCGCTTGCGCGCAATACGTTGGCGGCCTAAATAGCGTAGGCGCTCAATGATGTTGGCGATCATATCAAAACCGTATCCGTTTTCTCGTCACTCTTGTCTTCCAGTACGAGTGGTGCCACGTCCGAATCATCGTCAACTAGATACGCCGCCCAAAAAAGAGCGTCAGATTGCTCTTCGCTGCTGTCGTCTTCGGTAATATCAATGTGAACCAGTTCCATATTATTCCCCCCGCTTTGTCAAATCGATTACAGCATTCCATCCGCCATGACCGTTGAATGACACATCCAGCATAAACGCTTTCCCCAAGGGCAGAACCATGTCGGGTGGGACATCTCGATTTTTGATGTCTTTACCGGTCAGCGTTTGCCCCTGGGGATGCCGATAGGTCGCCACATCAAGCACGTCTGTAAACGTCGGATATTCATCCAGCACTATGCCGCGCTCTGCCGTCCATTCGCGAAATAGCAATGTTGAGCGCGCCGCTTGGCCAGCGTCGAGGTATTTGGCGCCCTCCTTGGCCCAGGCGTACCGTCCGATTGTCAGACCGGCGTACAATTCGGCTTTCTCGTAACCGGCAGCGCTCAGCGCATCAAACCAATCACGCGCCACTTTGATCCCTGCGCCGTTGCCAATGTACTTCTGCTCAAATGACAATAGGTCTAGATATGCTTTTTTCTCGCCAGGGAAGAGGCGGCGTGCACATTCGCCAATCAGGTCGCCAGTTTTTTTGTCTAGCCACTGACCTGCTATTTCTATTGCATCATCAATAATATTGATAGCAACGTTGGCATTTGCATTCGGCCCAATATTGAAAAGTTTGGCAATTTTCGCTTGCGTAAAACCTGCACGTTGAAGAGCATCCGCCGCGCCGGAAAACGCAACCCCCGGTTGCCCCGTCTCCTTGCGCTCTTGGCCGACCTTCGCTGGCGCTGTTTTGGGCTTGGATTGCGGCGTTCGCCCACCGGTAGTGTAGTATTTGTTCGCCCGTTCGCCCAGTAGTTCCTTCAGCGATGCTTCACGTGTCATTGTGCCATAGACAGGATCGTCATACGTCTGGCTTAAGTCGCCAAATTTTATGGCGTTTGCCTTCCACGCATCGAACATAGCCGGCCCCATCAGTTGGCGCTGCGTGGCTTCGTTTTGCCGGTTGAACCATTTTTCGCCCGGCTCAATTTCCGGCGGTGTTATCCCCAACTGTTCAGCCATGCGTAGGCTGGGGATCTGCGTACATCTGCCCATATGATGGTCATTCAGCGCCGCATCTACCGGATATTTCCCGCCATGCTTCGCGATACAACTCATACATGTCCTGTCACTACCCAAAGTCGCGTACCAGGTCCACCCGCTGACAATGCGCTGATTCGCCACGTAGTTGGCCCGCGTCGCCTCTCGATACGCCCATAGATTAGCAGTGCGCACGGTGTTAATGGCCCACGACAAACCCACGCCCATTTCTGTGCGTATAATCGACGCAGTCTTGTTCGGGTTGAATCCACGCACCATACCATCAACCATTTTATCGGACACCTGCTGTGCAATGGTTGGACCTAGCTGCGTGGTCAATCCGGCGCGCAGTGGGCTATCTGGTGCCAAGAAGCCAAGCAATGTTTCCACCTGCTCAGGGACAAGTTGTGTCAACGACGCGGTGATGGCTTGCCGCGCCTGTGGGCTAGCGAAATAGGATTCAATCAGTCCCGCGCTGTGCTGCAACCCCATGCGGATTGATTCCTGTGTCAACTGATTGAACTCGTTGTCGGCAATAATGCCAAAGCGCTCTAGTTCCGTTTCAATCTGTTGACGTAGCGCCCGCAATTGCGCCAACTGCCCCGCTCGCCGGCGCGTCATCGGCTGGTCGGTCAATATCTCGCGCAGTGCCTGGATCTGTACGCCGGCGCGCTGATAAGCCGTGCCGTATGCGGTGACCAAGCGCGCCACGGCGGCATCCTCACGTTGAAGGAGTTGACGCCGGTAGGTGGCCGCGGCGGCCAAAACGGGGTGAACGGATTCAGTCATGCTCTCGCTATTTCCAATCTGGGCAGCACCAGCACTATGTCCTGCTCAACCTCGTTAGCGTGGCTCATGATCATAGTTCCGCTTTGCACATAGCCTTCCCCCGCGGCAATAACTCGATTGTACATAGAGATGACAACCGGATGAGAGTCATAGCTGAATAGGTACTCATACGGGATATGGTCATAGAGCGTGACGTTTGCGACGCACTTAAAAATTGTCTGATGGATGACGCTATAGACCGTTGATATGTATTTTGCTGCATAGCATTTGCCGTCAATCTCTATCCAGGCGAATGGCGTCTTTTTTGTCACCGGAGCGTCGAGTATCTCGTCATCGAAAGGAATGCCCGTAACTGGTGCTGATGCTGCGGTTGCCGGTAGCCCCACCGTTGACGCCGCCACAGTGACGCCCAATGCTTTGAGAAAGTCACGTCGTGATAGATTCATGGTGCCCCCCTCTGTGTGGTTCCTGGCGCACCCTGTGTTGGAGTGCCTCCCCGCTCAAAGGCCCGTAGCAACATCTCGCCAACATTGCCTTGCTGCATTTGTTCAGCTTGCGCCATCTCCTCAAACTCGGTAATCTGCTCTTCAGTATACCCCAGCTCCGCCCAAATTTGTTTGGCCGGCACACCAAGCGCCAGTTTGATTTGGAAGACTTCCAAGTCCTCTTTGCTTAAACCCGGTTTAGGCGACTTCCACACCATTTCAATGGCGACGGTCTCGTCCAGTTCCGGCCCTGGTCCAAACTCGTTCCAAAGGACGCGCGCATGGCGCAAGGCGTTCTCCCAACTGTTGCCAAAATACGTCTGGCGCTTCTGTACCTTGCTGTACATCGCCTCTTTGAGTTCTTCTTGCGTATCGGCGGCCGCCACCTGCCCGCTGATTTGAAAGTAACTCAGAGGCGTGCGGCTGACCTTGGCAATCTCCATAGCCATGCTATCCTTTAGCGCAATCAGTGGCGTCAGGTCCTCGCCCGGAATGTGGCCGATACTAGCGCCACTGTCGCCGCCCGGCGGCCGCATGGTATAGATCCACGACCCCGGTGCCACCTTGATACCAGATGGATTGTCACCAACCATTGTGAACACCCGAAACGCTGTTGTGTCGCCGGCTGCCAACAGGTCAATCAGCGATTTGTTGTAAGCGTTCTGTAACGGGATAACGTCGCTTAATTCGCTGTCGCCATATTGATAACCCTGCTCTTTGTTTTTAAAATGTCCGATAGTCACGCCGATAGGGCTGCCATCCCTGCGCAGCCACGGGATCGGCCAGGTCGTTTCCCCCTCATCAACGTAAGGCCGCCATTCGCCCTCACTGGCGGTCTGGTTGCTGATGTATTTTTCGATGCGGTCGGGATAGTAAATGTTCAGGCGCCGTATATAGCCGGCATCCTCGCCCTGCTTGGGACACCAACGTTTCGTGGCAAAGTCTATCTTTCGCCGGTGTCCATCCTGATAATGGACTTTGACGCCGTCCCCATCGCAGCACGCCATCTCCTCGGTGAAGCGCGGTATCTGCGCTTCTTCGTCCCAATCGACCATGATGTAAGAATCGCCGTCACGTAGCGCACAGGTATGTACGATGCCTTGCAGCCCGTCCAGCTTGTTTTTGGTCAGCCAGTCGTTGAGGATTTCCGTCTGTGTGTCGTCGGTGGTCTTGGCGCCGGTAACGGTAAGTTTTTCAGCCAGGCTATCCACAGGGATCGGGCAATAGTTACCGTTGAACTCCTGGCCGACCTTGAGTTCTAAATACTGGCGTTGGCGCTCGGTCAGTTGTGTATCGTGCGCGCCGTCATAGTACTCACGATACTGGCGTATTTTGTCCTGCCGCGCCTGGTCCTCAGACACAAGCCACCGTAAAAAGGATAATTTCACATCAACCGCAATATCAGGCATATTTTACACTTCCCGGAGGTGCATAACTCTTTTGCAACAAAAAACGTATCATGGCCTGTGTAAAGGCGTCCACATCGTCATCATTCGCCAAGTTGGGGAATCCGGCGCAACTCTCGATAAACCCATCAACCCAGGCGTGTAACGCGGGGTGCGGCAGATAGACATTGTGTGATTCAACGGCTGGGCTAGATGCGTGCGCCCTGCCTATTTTGCCGCCTTCCGGTTGTACCGGAATCAAGCCAGGCACTTTCGCGGTAAGCAATGAGATCACCGCCGGCCCGTTGGCTTTGTCCTCAACAAGTTTGGCAATCGCCGCCGGCCATTTGGCCGTAAACGCTTTGATAGCGTCCATCGTCTTGTTAATATCGGCGCGCTCTTTGTAATAGTCCAGCATATAATAATTCGCCTGAAATCTGCCCCATACTTGGCCGGCTACAAAATCACTGGTAGCTGTTTCCTTAAACGCCAGATCCCAACTTTGGATCATTTCCTCAAATGCGGCCGGCAACTCTACCGCGTCAATCTCGATAATGCTGCCATCTTCTGCCTGCACTTTGACCGACGGAAGACGCACCCCACGAGGATGCCAGTAACGCCAATCCTTTTTCTTGAAGATGCCGCCGGCGTCAGGTGACGGCGTCTGATTATAAAGTGCGTTCCAGTAGTAGGCACCCAGCCTGCGCTGCAACCGTGCTAATTTTTCGTTGTCGTACCGCTCTGGGCAAAGCGCATCCCCTGGTCGCCGGTCATCAGGCTCAATCGTGCAAGTGGTTGGAAAAACTTGGTCATTGTGTCCTTTGACCGCCGGCATAGAAACAATGTGCCAAGATTCAGATAATCCATCATCGTTGCTTTCTTCGCCTAACAACCAACCGCTTAAATCATCCTGGTTCCAACGAGTCTGTACAATGATAATCGCAGCGTCTGGTTCCTCGCGTGTGCCAAAAGTGGAACGGTACCAATCCTTGTGTTTCTCCCGAATGATGACACTGCCGGCATCCTCAGCATTCTTAACGGGATCATCAATGATGCCAAGGTGGAACCCTTTGCCGGTAATAGGTCCGCCTACGCCCGCCGCCCACATGCCCCCACCTCTGTCTGTCTCCCAATGATGTACAGCTTCTGCTGACGGATTAAGAACCCCACCGCCCGTCTTGTAATGCTCCCTTGCGTTGCGACTCAGTGTGGACGCTAGCGCATCGGCGTAGGAGTTAATGCCCACCCATCGCTCTGGGTATCGATAGAGATAGTAAGCGGTGAACAGCCTACTGATTGTCTCAGACTTGCCGTGGCGGGGTGGCATAAATACCATTAATCGATATAGCTGCCCATCCGCTACTCGCTGGAGAATGTCTATAAGTTTATCAAGGTGCTTGTAAAATTTGTACTTCGGATTAACAAGAGCAATAAATTCACGGAAAGTCAGCGGCCTATTCTGGTGATCCGTCTTGATCTGGGAGCGCTTCAAGTATCCGGTACGTTTTATCCGAGATGACACCGAAGAGAACAGCGATTTCGGAAGCCGCTTGCTTTCGGATCCAATCCGGCTCTTTAAAAACATTCGCCATTGCCTTTACTGCCACCAATTGCGCTTCCACACAATCGAGCATAAGATCGCCGATCAATTCTTTTTTTTGTGTTGCAACAGTTGCAACACTATCACCATTTGCCTGACGCGACTTCCAGGCGCGCACAGTCGATGGATTGACTTTGTACTCCTTGGCAACTTCGGACACAGATTGCCCAACAAGCAAAGCCGCCATCACTGCCGCTTTTGTTTGGTCGTCGTACTCGCGTCGTTCAGTCAAACCTACTCGCCTTTACCAGCATCGTCTGGTCATCTCCCGTGGCCTGCCCTGTGCCTGTGCTGTAGAAGCGATAGTACCAGGTGCCGGCAGTGCCGAGGCTCACGTCAGCATAATAGACGCCCACAGCGCTTTTCACCACCGTGCCGCCGACGCCATAGGTATAGGTGACCTTGCTAGCGTCGGGTAGTTGAAACTGGAAATACACCGTGCCGGGATCTACGTTGGCGGTACCGGCCACCGTGCCATAGACACGCACCAGGTCGCCGCGGTTGAAAGTTGAATTAGCCACAGGATAACACCTCAATATGGTAGGACCAGGTAGTGACAGGCTCGGCGCTGACGGTCCAGTCATACACGGTGGACGATGACACCGACCAGGCGTAAAGCGCCGCCACTGTGTTCGACCAGTTGTATAAGGCGGCAGTGCTCAGACACCAATCAACAATTGTTCCCACACTCACCGTCCAGTCATAAACAGTATTTACGCTAACGCACCAATCGACCGGCCCAACGTCCTGGTCGGCAACAGGATAATAGCCGAATGTCAAAACAGACAGCGCTTTGTTCAGCCATCCGCGTGTGGCTATGCGCTTAAATCTATTCATCAGCTTGCCGTCCTAGTTGTAGTTGTCAACGTATGCGTCACGCGAACCGTTGAACCGTCTGGCGCGTAATAGATAATTTCGGTCGGGTCGTTAGGATCGTTGGCGACACTGTTGCCACGCACGAGTGCGTACAATGCCCGTAGGACAGTTTGCAGCGTGTGACCGGACTCGACAGCGTAATCAAAAATTGCCGTTGTCGGTGCAGCCTCCACCGAATACCGTCGATACTCCGTGCCGCTAACACCATAGGCCAACACGCCGCCCGCGTCGGGAAACGTAACGCCGGGATGGTGCCAATCACCTGTCCCGTCTGGCTCTTCGTACCAACCGGACGTAGAAAATGACGCATAAACGGTTGTGCCGTCAGCCTCGTAGACAATCGCACCGAGCGCCACGCCGGTCTTGGCTGGGCCTAGATACAAATTAAACGGTACGGTTTGCGCCATTAGGTTTCACCTCAACCGCAGTCACGCCAAGCCCCCAACCGGCGGGCAGTTTCAGCCCGTCAGCCGTAATGAAATTGTCAATAGTGACACTGCCCTTTGACGGCCCGATGGCGATAAAAACCAGCGTGGCCGCATGTTCGGCAAGCCAAGCTTGGAGTTGCTCATCAAGCGTTTTGGTTGCTTCGGTCATAGTAAGCTCGCGACGTTGGTTCCATGCCCCTGGGAAAATAGCGTCAAAATGGCATCAGTCGTGGCAAATACGCAGGAGCCAACTTCCTGCTGAGTTATCCCTTCGTTTTCGCCTACACCATTTCCCAGTCCCAGAGGGACATTATCCACTACAGTTTCATTGCCATAGTCCAAACTATTCCACTCCAATTGCAATGCTTTCAGGTTGTTCACGGCATCCCATAGCTGCCGTGCATTCTGTCTAGACTCTGTGATGTAATCGCTTTTTCGTGCCATCTATCCTCCTATGATTGTTTTACTAGCCCATAACTCTGTAGTACTGTAATAATGTCATCTGGTGTTGCGCTTGCTCCCGTCGCCAACACCGGCGTTGCAATCGGCGTAGTCACCGCTCCAAAACTCAGCAATGGCCCTGCGCTGCTAGCGCCCCAGGTAATTGGGAAATGCTCGTCGCCTATATAGAACGCTGACACCTGCCCAATGCTGGAGCGCGTGGCGTGCGTGGCGTCTCCCCATTTGAAAATAATGCGCCCCGCGTTCTGGTCGGCGGTCGTGCTGGATTTCAGTCCAGCCCGAAAACCTACGCCAAAGCCTGTCCCCGCCCCGCTTGCATGTGTGCTGCGCATGGTGAGCGCGTTTTGAATGGCTCCTGTACCGGCATTGGTATCGGCGACATCTAATTTTGTCACTGGCGCTGTTGTGCCGACACCAACAAAACAGTCACTGTAGCGCGCATAAATAGCTGTGGTGGTAGGTGAAATTCGTAGCAACCACCAATACGTATCAACGTCATGCAAAACGCCTATGCCCTGTCCACTGTACCCCCACTGTGAATACGTTAGCGCCGGATTCATCTCTAACGAAAGCTGACTAGCTGTCTGCTTGAATCTGGCGTCAGAGGTTAGGAAATTTATCCCCATTCCTGTTAGCCCCACCCCCGGCGACCCGAAATTATAGTCGAGCGCAAAATCAAACGGCGTTGTAGATAGCGTTGGATTGGGATACACCCGCATTCGCCATGAGTCAAATCCTGCGCCTACCTGCGATGATCGGCTAATTGTCAGAGTTCCGGTGTCGTTGTTTAGCTGGAGTAAGTCGCTCCAGATATGTGATGCGCCGGAAATATTTGGATTATAGATTTTTAGCGTTCTGTCCGTCGTGTTGCCGGTGACAAACGCGTCTCCATTAGCTACTTGCCATTGCAGCGCTGTGGTGCTATCGCTCGCCGGTCGCATCGATGGCGCAACCAGTCCGCCCGCCACCGTCAGCCGGTCGGTTGCCTTGGCATACGTCAGGCCAGGGTCAGCGCCATACGCGCCACCATCGTTGAAGATTAACTGTGTGTCGCTGCCTGGTGGCGTACCACCACCCGCCGCCGCGTACACAAACGCCTGCGTGTCATGGTCGTAGGTCACAGCCTTGCCATCGTCACCAGCACCAGGGACGGGCAAATCTTCCCACCAGTCCTCACCTAGTCTCGATGGAACATACACAACTACAGCCATACCCACAGCCCCCACACGCTAACGCCAACGATCAGCACGCACACCGGCCCGCAACCGGCGAGAAGTTGAGACAAGCAGCCGCGCATTAGGCCACCGGTTGCTTGGTCACAAAGCGCAGACCCACGTTGGTGACAGCAGTTGCACCGGCCAGGATTTTCAACACCATGTCAATGGTGTCCTGGTCAAGCTGAAACTCACTAAAACCAAACTGACTAGCGATAAGCACCAGGATGGCCAGTGCGTTGAAAATGATTGTTTTCGACTGATACCAAGGTTTTGTTTCCATGTGTTTCCCTCAACTTCTGCGAATGTCTGTAAATTCTGCGATCTGTGGCGCTTCCACCACAGCCTGTCTGTATGCCCGTTGCGGGTCGCCATGTTCCCGCATTCTGCGCCAAAAAGCGTAGGTGAAGTCGCTTGCATCACGATTGTCAATATCTTCCAGCACGTAGATCACGGTGACCATACCGGCTAGCGCATCGGCAACAGAGGCGGTTTGGCAAGCTGCCAGGAAAACCACTTGCACGCCGGGAAGCATGTCATTCCAGAAGGCCGGCGGTGCAATGCCGTCGGTTAGCAGGATGCCATCCTCGCTGGCGTGGGCGGTGACGTGCAGCCACGGGTACAGCGTGTTGTCTTGGCGTCGCCGTCGCAATTCATTCTCCAGCGCCTGTTTGGTCGCCATATGCAAGCGCTGAAACGATACACCCACCCTGCGCAATGCCAACCGGTCTATCTCGCATAGGCTTGTGTCAGGACCACAAACGAGGAGTAGCGGCTTTGCCGGAATCGTATCATTCCGGTGCTGTGGTTGCATCTGCGCTTTCTCTAGCTCCCTGATACGTGCCTTCGCCTGTTCGAGTTCGTCAAGCAGCCACTTGACGCGCTTCTCCAGATCAGCAACCTTGTCCTCATACTCAGACTCGCCAAATCGGTGCCCCCATTTTTTTTCTGTCCAGCGCATTGTCCAAAAGACGCCAGCCACGACGACGATCACAATTAGGATGTCAGTGTTGACCAACGCCATTTTTATAAGCCCGCAAGTACGAATAAGCGCACAAAACAAACCACCAAAGATAATGCACCGATGTTGTGGATCGCCAGTTGCCCAGGACAAACGCCGTCCAACTGGCTAACCACAGGGCCGCCATTACGGCCAATGACCACCGGCGCATGGTGTAGGATTGCCGCATTACACCGACAACACACTGCAATCCTGCCCCTGCCATCAGCAGGCCCCACACCCATTCCGGCGCAATTTCCCCCATCACACTAAACGTTGGCGATGTTGGGAAAATAGAAAATGGTAACAGTAGCCAGATCCCCCAGGTCAGCGCTGTACTACCAAGTATGAGTTCAACGATGCGCTTATCCAT